CAACGCCGGATCATATACCGGATAAGATCCGCGCAAGAAGGCCTTATATATAGCGGTTTGCGCCTGATATACAGTGACATAACACGTTCTGCCTTTACCGGTCCCGTCGCCCCTATGGGGACATTCGCCGCATATACTGCTATCCTCGCCCGTATGGATTGCTTTCATCGGGAGCATATCTGCGCGTAAAATATGGGTTTGGATCATATCGCCCGTTTTACTGTTGGTACTGGCACCTAGTCCGGTGGCTATCACCACAATAGGGGCGCAGTCTAAAAGAGACGGTCCTTGATATAATATTAGTCCTGTTGGTCGTTTCATGCTTTAACCCCCTTTTCAATTGCGTATTTAATAAACTGATCGTCGGCAATGTCATCTAGCGCGACTGTTTTACAGTTAAGCTGAATCATTGGCCCGTTAATGCAAGCCGATTGTATTTCGCTGCTAAGCTGACACCGATTAAGACTGCCGAAAAAACACTCTAACCTATTGGCCACTATGTTGATCAATAGACACAAGTCTTCATTGCTACAAGAATTGGAAAAATTCACAATCTTTTCTGTTTTCATGATTTCCTCCCGTTTTTTGTCGCCATTGGTCGGCGTAAATCAGAACGTCGAGCGGTTAAACCGTCGCCTATAAAGTAAGTAATAAATGTCATGACGATAAGCCATGCCATAATTTCAAATATAAATTCCATTTTTTTCGCCTTTAGTTGGTTAGTTTGCGGCGACAATTTGCGCCGCTGGAATCGATTATCCATACCCGCGCCACTATATCAACCGTTTTGTTGATATCTATACGGACTATCAACCGCGCCAAAATTCCAAATTATCGGCGCCAGGTTATATTAGGCTTTCTGAATATTTAAATATTAAGATATTACAATATTAGAATATTAAGATATTAAGATATTAGAATATTAAGATGTTCGCATATGAGATTTTTCTTATATAGCGAACCATAGCCGTGGGATAGTAAACACAAACCGTAGCCGTGGGATAGTAAGCAATCCGTGGGATAGTAAGCAGTGGGATAGTAAATATTTTTTGGGCCAGATATTATTTTCCTGGCCCGAAATATTTTTCATGCAATGGGATAGTAAACCGTGGGATAGTAAGTAAACCGTGGAATAGTAAATATTATCTAGTGGTTGCTATTGCTTTCTTGACCGCTGCTTCCATGTGGTCCTTCATAGTTTTCTCGACATAGTCTTTGACCAATTTGTCAACAGGATATATAACTTCTTGCTGCCTGGATGACCTGGCCATTGATAAAACTAGCTGCAATCTTGGCGTCTTGCCATCCTTGTATCTGCGCCACAGTCCGTATGAATCTCCAGCCTTTTTTCTTTTTCCTCTCAACGTCCCCAAGAAATAACTCTTCTTGATCTTGTTCTTTGCAACCGCTCCCTTCTTAGGACTAATGCCTCCATACTTGTCAATCTTGACGGCGCCGACTTTCCCATCAGCCAGCAATTGACTTGACGGCTGAACAAGCTTTCTCTTGCTGGGCTTGACTTCTCCACCGTATATCAGTGGTCCCATGTAATCTCGATTTTCCTCGAAAACCAACTTGCCATTTAGCTTGGCCTTTGTAGCCTGCCTGACCTTCATGCCCCTTTTGGTCCACTTCGTGGCGCCACCCTTGATATACATGTCCATTTCGCCTCCAGAGTAGCTAGAGTCGCCAACCTGCTTGGTCCTGGCACCAAACAAAGCATTATTAATCCCAAGGGATATGATAAACGGAATCTGACGCTTCATTTCAGCCGGAAGTATTCGATACAGCTCTTTTGGGTCGTAAGTCATAGACATCATAAGTCTGGCGCCAGCTCATAGTCACACTCAACGCTTCTCAGCATGTTTTGAAGCTCTACTGTGTATCCAATCATACGATACCCATCAAATATCATCCCTTCGGTTTCAGCGACCACAGAGCCGTTCTCGTACTGCCAGACAGCAGCAACACCGATCAACTCTCCCAGGTCAGATTCGGCTTTCTTTTCTGCCAGGTAAGTCGAGAATCGCCGTTGGAAATTATGAATCGGTGTAATTTCAGCCATGCAGCTCACCCTTGTAGTATTCAATCTGGTCGATCAATTTAAGCTTGTTCCACTTCCACGGCTGAGTGGATAGAACCTTAAGATATTCGACCATCTCAGAGCCAACCTCAAGCCTTAAATTCCGCTCAAATTCTACCGGCATTCCTGCATTGAACTCATTGCAGCGCGAGCATTGCGGCCTGACGTTGTTCTCATCGTACTTGGTCGGACTATACGTTCTGGGTATCCAATGACCCGCTTGGCAGTCCCTGTCGCCTATCACCAATGACTTGCCGCATGTATAGCATGAGCAGTGTATCCCGTCTGAGCTGTGAGTTCGCTTGATGTACTTGCTGAACAATGGCCAGAGCGTATTCTGGAGCTGCGGGATAGTTTTCTTGGATAACGTTCTAGGACCGCGTGATCCTCTCATAACAGTATCCATGGGATAGTAAGCACTAACCATGGGATAGTAAATACAATAGTCAACTTGGTCATCTCCGGCAACATCAGCCATTTATTATACAGATTATTCATTTCAAGCCCCAGTAATCATGTGGTTTATGACCAAAGCTATGCATATCAGTAAGTACCACTTCCAATCTTTCATGAATTTCCTCCTAATGTGTCAAGCACCTTGATTCTCTCCCTGGCCAATTTATAACGCTTAAAGTCATTGTACGTCAAGCGACCATTACTCTGCTTCGTCGATTCGTATATTGAAATAACATAGGCATCTGTCTGAAGATCCGACTTGAGGCGCCGTGTCATGGTCACAGGCATCATCACATCAGTGAACAATGCAGATGGTGATATTTGTAAACTATTAGCAACATCTAGCCCATTTGCGCCACATGAGAAACAATGCATCAGCACAACGCCGTCCTTCTCTGTCACGGACATTGATGGATTCCTATCGTTATGTACTGGGCAGCAGGCAATATACCCGCTTGCAGTTTTTTTGACCTTATCCAGATGATTAAGTATTTCTTCCAGCACGTTTAGCTCCTCGAATGTTCATGTGTGTTATCCAGTTTTTGACATCAGCGCCAACTTCCGTCGCCTGGATTGGCGATATCTTATTGGGCCATACGCCGAACTTCTCCCTATACTTGTGGTTGGCCCAGCCAGGATTGTAATCCTTGTTCTTGGCCATCAAGAGCAGCTCGCCAAGCCAAATAGCTTTCTGCTCGGCAGTTACCACCTTGTTCTCTTTGCGCTTGATCTTCTCAAGCATCAGGCTGTCGCTCTCAAGCTCGACTTCAAACTTAAATTCATACCCGCATTTGCATCTCAAGCCCACCATCTGCTGAAAGCATTGTGGGCAGGTTTTAACCTTTGGCTCTGGCTTCTCCTTGGTCAAGCTGCGATCTGAATACTCATCCTTACCTTGGTGCAGGACATCAGGCACAATATGCTCTGCAAACCCGTGCCTGGCGACGTTGCCAGCGTGATCAAGATAGACAGCCTTATCCTTGCCTTCGGCTGTTCTCATTATCCTGCCAGCTCGCTGCACGAATGAAATCAAGCTCTTGGTCGGGAAGCAATCTATCAGGCAGGAAACCTTTGGCGCATCATAACCAGTGTTTAACAACCTGCTGCAACTCAGGATCTTGAACTCACCAGCGTCATGACCTGCATAGATAAACTCTCGTTCTTCCTCATCCATATATCCATCGATATGCTCTGCCGTGATTCCAGCAGCGTTGAACATCTCAACCATGTGTTTAGAGTGGGCAATGCTAGGCGAGAACGCTATCGTCTGGGCATCGTTGCCATGAGCTATCCAGTTCTTGATGATGTCACCCGTGAGCGATGAGTCGCCTTCAATGGCTTCTGACAGAGACTTTGGATCATAGTCTGAACCACCTGTTGACAGCCTCTTGCTCCTGACTCCCTTTAAGTCAGCACTTGCCCCACCATAGTAGTCAACTGGGCAGAGATAGCCCTTATCGAGCAGCTCAAGCGGCGTAATGGGAACGATCAAGTCGTTGTAACTATCACCCAAACCCTTGCTGAATGGTGTTGCGCTCAATCCTATGAACGCGACCAGACTCATCACATCCATCATTTCCTGCAATGCCTTATAGTGAACGTGGCACTCATCTACCACGGCAACGTGGAATATCGGCAAATGTCTCTTCTTTGACAATGTCTGTATCGATGCAATCTGAATCGGTGCCGCATAATCGGTTCTTTGATGCTGGCCCTGCATTACTCCAACCCTGATCCCTTGCGCGTCAAACGCTTCCAGAGCCTGCTGAACGAGTTTTATCCGATCACATATGAATATGCCCCTTCTACCCTTTTTGACCGCCTCAGACAGTATGTGGACCGCTGTGATCGTTTTACCGAACGAACATGGTGCTGCGAGTATTGGGCGCCGATTACCTTTCATGATTGCGGCTCGCAACATGTTAACCGCCCTGACTTGATGTTCTCTAAGCATTGTAAATATCCTCCATTCTCTTTAAATCTTTGGCCATTACCCTGTAAGTCTCACCGTATCCCAGGTCAACAATATTTTCATGGCAGAAGAGATCCGTATCTAGCGCGAATCCAACTACTGTAAATACTGGAGTCTGGCTAACGGTCAATATGTAAATGTCAGCCCTGTCTGCCAACTTGTAAATTGGCACAAGAAGATTGCCGCGAATATAGTTTGTTGTTTTTACTTCGATTCTCTTGCCTCCCAGTATTAAGTCAAACAAACCAAGCTTTTTGACATTAGTATCTGGAAACAAATTCAGCATCTTCGCAACGGCGACTTCTGACTGGGCCCCTATTCGCATTCTGACCCGTGGATCAATTTTCGATATTGAATGCAAAGTCCTGCCAGCATCTATGTCAGCCTGAAGACGCCCTTCACTGATAAGTTCAGCAATTGCCATATCGACTTCATTCAATTCAATGATCATTTCCACGGCCTTCTGATCAAATCATCCGCAGCTCTTAATCCAAGATCGACTTCTCGCGACATGGTTACTAATTCACCATTGATCATCTTCTCAACCTTCGCTGATTTAAATTGATCTCTTGCCCATCTAGCCTTTTCGATATTGTCAAATGTGCCTTGGTGAGAAATACCATCAGTATTTACTCTTACCGTGTACATTTTTGTTCTTTTGTTATAGCGAATGTTTAACTCTAAGGTATGGGCGCTCATTTCTTTATCTCCATTGTTGGCATCAATATTCTTGCATTTTGGGCTGCAATTTTTATTTGCCCCGCTTCGAGCTTGAAACTCTGCTCCGCATTTTTGACAGGATTTAATTATCATAAGTTGTCTCTCCTGCCGTGGAATATTCTTCCGGTATCAATTGCTGCATGTCACCAACCATGCCGAATATAATTCTCAAGCTTGCCATCTTGGCTTTTAAAGCAATGATTTCAGCTCTCATGACATCCAAAGCCACATCCTTTGAGCATGTAGGATGCTGGCATTTGCAAGGAAAATTATTGGTGCAGACTTGGCATATCATTTTGGTTCTCCGTTTGATGAGATCCAAGATTCTTACATTCCAATCAACATTGCAACACTTTTGTTGCTGTAATCAAATGTTTTTAGCGTTAGCCAAATTTTGGGCGCAACTCCGACTTTTCCCTTTGCAAACCACAACCAATACAGATCGTTAATCTGGTTAGGTCTTGTGTGGTTACATCCGAAGATGCGGTACTCATGTGCTTTCGCTTCCTGCTGATTTGCAATATCAGCAACCCACTTGGGTCTTTGCGTATGGACCTGGATCGAGACAGTCGGCGTCTACAGGCGCCCAGGGATTACTTATTGTCGGAAGTTAGCCGTGGGTCAGATATTTCGATTGGAGGCTGCTGACCGGCCCCACTGTCGTTGCCATGATGGCGATTGTGTCGGCTTAATATATTGGCGGGATCAAATATACTGTGAGATAATAACTGAGTCGGGTGACTATCATCCTCCTCTTATCTCTAGTCTTTGGGCCCGCACGGCCACCGACACCCAAATATTAGATGAAGATCTAAATTGTCGCAAGATGTTTTTAACGATTAATCTTCGCAGACACCAGTAATACAGCCGTCAGCCTCTATCATGTACTTTTGGCTTGCTGTCAAATGATCTTCTTCATCTTCTTCAGCGTAGGCTTTCAGATCATCCATAAGATCATCTAGCGCCATCTGGTAGAATGTTATCGGAAGAGCTTGCCCAATATGCTCACGTTGAAAGTGAGCCTTATTGATTTTTATCAAGCTAATTATTCCATCAATCGTGATTTCCATCGTCTGCTCCAACTGAGCGATTTCTCGCCACTGAATCTTCTTTGACTTCTTGCTCGATCAGCATATCTATGTAATGACGCGCTTTTCGCAAGTCTTCGACTCCGTTTTTGAACTTATACCTGCAAACATACTTAATAATGTTTCCAACTATGTATCCTAACCTATTGATATGTATGAATTCTACTGGTTGGATTTTAAACTGTTTGTAATGTTTTCCACCAACTTGAGTCTCTAATGCGCTCATTTGCTTATCCTTGGTCTAACAGTAAATCGATGAGTCTCACCGTCTGTTTTGTGATATGTAATAACCTTTGCACCGCGCTGACTAATCCAGCCGCCTCTAGCTGCGTATGCATCTCTCCCTGACAGGGTCGGATGTTGCTCTACAACGGACCCAGCGTCTTCTACAACGCGTTCGTGATGCATATGCCCTGTGTGTATATAAGTATGTTTAGCGGCGCCCCAGATCGCTCTGTATCGAGGCTCTGATGAAAAAAGCTTTTGAAGCTGCCCCATCTTTTTCTTATGGCCATGATGAAAGGCCAGCATAATTTCTCCCCATAACATTGCGTAATATGGGAATTCGACATCCATTACTTCAACTCGCGGCTCATTAATAAACATGTGTTTAATATGTTTTCTGAGCCA